TTTTTTGACTTTGAAAAATTTGTATCCATACTTCTCTAAGTCCCCAACATTATCCACTTCTCCTAGTCTTAAAATATATTCATTTACGGACTGCTTACCTCTTTCAACAAATACATTAGTCTGTACTTCTGGTTGGTCAATAACATTTAAAAGACCCTCGTTTTTTGTAATTGCCGATAATATTAAATCATTTTGAGTAAAACCAGATGAATATGTTACATATAAGGTATAGTCCTCATAGTCATAATAGTCAATGTTATTTATTGTATAAGCGGTATATGTATCTGTTGGGTCTGGGCCCCAAACAGTCCCAACACAACCTGTTGTTCCGGTAACTTGGACACCTATTTTAAATTTACCACCTAGTAAAGCAAATTTAGGTCCAAATTGTGCTAAATCATTTATTGATGATTGTGTAAATCCGGTAACTAAAAATGGAACTGTTGTATAATTTGAACTATAAAAATCAGAAAGATTCGTGTTTGAATCTCCACTAAAAATATAATCATAATTTATAGGGGTTCCACTCCAATTACCTCCGTATGGTGTGAATGTTGCAATGCCATAAGGATTATCAATTGTAACCCCGGTAAACGGTAATGTAATTTCTTTTTGTACAAGTGAAATACCCCAAGGTGAGTTGGCGGTCATACTAATTGTATAGTTTGCGTTTGAAGATGGGTAAGTGTGTGTTACCGGTGCTGAACTTGTTAGTGTTACAGTTGGTGATCCATCGCCCCAATCTAAAACATAAGTTATTAAACCAAGAAATTTAACCATTTCTTGATCTGATGTATTATAAAAAATATACGTATATGGGTTTGTTGTGTTTGCTGTAAATAAAAAATTATTTATAACATCTTTTTGTAAAACAGCACCATCAAAAACAGAATAATATCCAATATCTGTTGCTGTTTGTGTAAAAATTATTGGGATTGTAAGTCCGGTTAAAATTGATGAACCATTTGTTCCTCCAGATAAAATATCTCTCATGTCAAGATATAAACCGGTTTCACCAATAATTGTGTTTTCCGTTACGGCCGTAATAAAACAACACTCATCAATGTCGTAAAACACTTCTGTTCCGGCAGTATATTTAACTGTGGTAAGATCTGCCACAATATTCTCTGGTGATATTTTAAAATAATATTTTTGCTCTTCCATTATGGATTAATATATTCGTACCATTTTATTGGTGTTATTTGATCACCAACTCTATTATTTGTTGATGTTGATAACACTTCATATGTTTTTGACTGATAATCAAGTTTTACTTTATAATAGAAATAATCAGGACCTAAAAAATTAAATTTACTAGGTGTAATATTTGGTTGTGGCGTATTTGTCATAACACTAAAAACACCAGTTCTTCCATTAAAAAATTTAGCGGACATGTAAAACTCAGACAAATCAATAAAATCTCTTTTTCTTAACCAATAAATAAAAAACCCTTCTTTATCACCAACATAGTCAAGTGAATATTTTGGTTTTCTTATGTCAACTGGTGGTAATAAAGGTGAAATACTAGCAACTTCAAACTCGCCTTGTTGTACTGGTAAAATTATAGTAAAATAATTCGTTTGACTTTTATCTTCTGGTGTATCATAAAAATCCAGTTTGAAAAAAGATTTTGTAAAAGGTTTGGTAAAGTAATAAATGTCTGACGGTGTAAATCCTTCATTTTGATAAGTTATACCCCAATTTGCGCTTGTTACTGTTGTTGCAGTTATAGGCAAAACATTATCATAAAAATAAAATTCGTAATTTACGTCTGTTTTCTCATTTATAAATGAATTGTGTGAAAATCTTAATGTTTCAAAATCATTAGCAATCCCAATAATTTCCTTTACCATTTTTTTCTGATACTCTTCAATACTATCATCTCTACCAGTAAAGTCCCATTTCATTTCAACAGGAACTTCAACATATTTATCTGTTTCAGATAATAATATTTTAATTTTATTCACACTCATCTATTGTTGGGTCTACTATTTCGTTTATGTTTTGGAGTCCGATTCCTTCTGGGAATACTCTAAAAACAATATTTTTATATGGATAATGTTTTCCATTTAAAAAAGGATAATCAACACCAATCCCAGATGTGTCAACATATCCATAAGGATAAAGATCTCTCCATCTAAAACTATTTGATAAATTTGAAAAGAAAGCATAGTCAGGTATTCCTAATACTCCAGTTGCATCTCCTTCCTCAATATAATCTGAATATACTCTTAGTGTTATTGAGTTGTGTGGTTTATAATAATACCCAAATTGATTCTGTGCTGGGGCATCAGTTGGTATATTAAAATATTGATCATTATAAATAAATTTATGGTTCATTCTTGATATAACCCTTTCTGTTTGGAAATAATCGTTCCACTCACAGAAGTCTCCATCTATTATATCACCAACATTTAAGTCATTATTATATGAAAATGGACCAACTGGTGGTAATGTGTTTGAGAGATATTGTGATTGTGTTAATGGTGTATCTGATAAAAAATTTGTTTGGTCCCACCATAAGTTTGGTAAATTATTAACTAGTGGTAAGTTAAAATCAAAACCTTGTTTTAACTTTTTTGTCCAACCAAAAAATCCTTTCCATATTGTTGTAAAAAATAATTCTGAGACTGGTCTTTTTTGGTTGTCAAGTAGTGGTTTAATATCAATATCACAATTGAAAGATAAACTATATGCTTGATTTCCTTCTTTTACTGAAGATCTTTCTACTCCATTAGGTGTTAAGACCGTTTTTTCTAATTTACTTTTTGAGTTAAAATTTGTTTGATCAAAACCGGCTTTTGTTATAATAGCGCATTCACTATTTGTTAAAACTTTATGTCTTCTTACGTAATATTCTGATCTTGTTTCTGTTGGGTTACTCTGATTTATAATTCTTTTAAAAGTACCAACAGCTCCGGTTTGAAATGTTGTGCCCGTATATCCAATATTTGTAATACCAAAAATATAAAGGTCACTATCATAACCAGGCGTTCCCAAACTAGTTACCTGAAATATTGTATCTGTTCCATAAGGGAAAGATAATTCAACAAACTCTCCTTCAACTAACCCATGTTCCATTGGACATTTAAAATTTATATAGTTACCATTTAGATCACTACCTTCTAAAATATAAAAAGGTATTCCGTCCATTGCTGTCCAAGACCAAGATGCTAGAGTTTCTGGATCAATTGCATATAATGGTTTAAAATAATCATTATCAAATGGGTATGTTATATAGTGAGACCAATTATATGTTGAGGCACTCTTATTTATAAAATTAACATGATTATTTGGTGGTATTGTGTAACCAGGAACATTATTATCTGTTCTAACAAAATCAAATTCAAAATATTGTGGGTAACCTTCCCAAGGTGTGGTTGGTAATGTTATTGTACTTACTGCATTATTAATCGCATTTGTATAATAAAGATTATTTTTAAAAGGTTCATATGTTGTTGATCCGGTGTATTCGTTTTTAAAAATTAAAGAATATTTACATATTGGTCTAAATATTGTTGATTCTTGTCTTTCATCATCAAAAACAGTTTCTAAATTAAGATCAACATTTCTATCAAATTCTACAATTTCTTTCACAGTTTGTTCCAATGGTACATTTGCAAATACACCTTGGTCTTGAGATGATTTAAATCTCAAATTACCTAAAACTACTTTTGTTGATTCATCAATTCCCATTATTCTTCCGCAGTATCTATATATATTTTTATAAATCTATTTAGTGCCGTTTTACCATTTTTTAAACCAAAATAGAAATGGTTAGGACCACCAACTAAAAATGGTATTGTTGTTCCTGGCGTTGATTGTGGTGTTAGTGTTCCGGTAAAACTATACGGTGTTGTAAAATTTGTTATAAACCCTAAATTAATATTTGGTGATGATGATGATGGTGTTGTAAAATAATCACCAGAACTTGCATCAAAATCTTGATATTTTCTTTTATAAAAAGGAGATGTGGTATACCAATTATTATCCTCATTTCCAAATATACTTGAGTTAGAATTTAATTTCCACTTGTAGTTTGGAACCTCTTGAGTTGATGAATATCCATAATAATCTTGTAAAAGGGGTGAGATATTATATATTGTAACGCCAGGACTTAATCCTCTTCTATTTTTATATTGATTTTCGTTAAGGTCATAGAAAATACCAAATACTGGTTTTCCAGGTGTATCCTCACTTAAATAAATTTGATTATCTGGGTAGTTGCCACTAATAAATGGATTTACTTCATATTCAGAATTTATTGAAAATGACTGAGCAAAGTCACCGTCAATTCTATCTCCAGTTCTTGAAAAAAATTGTCCAACTGACGCATCACCGGTACTTAACAATTGTTGTGACCAAGTTGAATTTAATAATCTTGATATTACACCTAATTGTAATAAATCTGAATTATCATTATATGATGTACTTTTTAATGTATTTACAAGGTATTCACCTGAAAAATTTGGGTTTGCACAAATTTCAGAAATGAACTCATCTCTATTACCTAAATCCATAATTGTCGTTGGAAAAAGTATTTGAGTTGTGTTTTGTGATGGGTCAGATTGTGGTGCTGGTAATAAACCTGGTAACGCTGATGTTGGTGGTGGTGGTGTTGCACCAATAAAATCAGTTCCATTCCAAGGTGAACTTCTATAATAAAAATTATTACTTAAGTCATTAAATATTACAATATCATTACAATATTGATAACTTGTAACTTGTCCTGTTATATTAAAATTTGTCCCTTTATTAAATGATGGCATATATAGAACACCATTTATCCAGTTATTCTGAAACATATGACTAAACACACCACGACAGGCGGCAAAATTTATTCTAAACCTAGCGGACCATTCCAAAAATAATTGAATGTCGTCGTCAATATTTGCAATATATGGTTTGTTCAAAAGATAATAACAACCTCCTTGAACTTTATCTAGTGTTAAACAACTTTGGTCTACACCAAAATTAACACCGGATCCAGTATAACATTTAAGTTCAACTAAACCGGTACAACTTAACGAATTAACAATAGATGTTCCAACGGCTCCTGTGTAATCTAAATCTTGAGATACTCCAGTTGAGTCTGGACTTACAGAACCAATAGCTAAAGTTCCATCTAAAATACCAGTATCTGGTATTTGGTATATTGTAAAACTATTATTTTGGTGTAAACCAAAACTTGTGTGTATGTCACCAACTGAACCTTCTGTTGTTGTTGATGTCGGTATTCTGTCACTTCTCATGATAATACCTTGTGGGTTGTTAAAATCAACACCAAGTAAAGAGGTATATGTGTGATAACCCGGTGAATACACCCACCAAAAGATGTCCGAAGCTTGATGATCTGCCGGGCTAATAAATTGATCTCTTCTTAATTTGACACTCATTTGGAAAGAACCTCCACCAATATAATAATTAAGAGGTTGTGGAACTAATGTAAGTCCTGCTGTGTTTGCTGGTGTGTTTAAATATTGGTCAGATAAAAGACCACTTGGGTTAGAATATGAATTTCTAAAAGGTAACATTAAATTATTTAAACTTGTTGTTCCTAATAACCTATTTGTTGACGGTGTAACAATTGAGTTTAGAAATGGTAATGTTGTTGGTGATGATACTGTTGATGGTTTATACACACCTAAACCAGAATTATAATCATCGGTTGACAAATAGTAATATGGGAATTTTGAGTTAGTATTTGGATAACTTGAAAATAATGTCGTGTCTGGTGTGAACGTAAATGAAGGGTAATAATTTTTTCTATCTGTAGGTGATGTTATAGGGGTGTTGTCTAACACGTTATGTTCAATTGGTCTTAGTCCATTTGAATAACCTCTAATTGGGTAGTTTAACTTAAATTTACCTGTAATTTGTACTTGATTATGATTTGTGTATCCAAATAATCTTCCTAAACCATAAGTAGTTTCTTGTCTATCAGTATATGGATCAACACCTCTAACCAATATAATTATACTTATTTTATCCCATTGTTCACATTGTGTTCCTAAAGAAAGCCAGCTTTGACTCTCATTACTATTGTTACTATAATTATCATATGTGTATCTTACTCTATGATTAAGATATTCCGTTGGGAAGGTACCTTGAGTATATGATGGGGATTGAGAATTAAATTGAGCCACAGTCATACCGGTTACTACTTGGAAATATTCCGCGTCAGCAACAAACTTGTAATTTGTTTTGGTATCCCCAGTTTGGATTATAGGTATTGTTACAGCAATATTTGTATTACCATTAGGATTTGACGGGTCGGCATAATAAAGTGTTGTTGATAATGTTAAACCTGTAGTTGTTGTTCCTGTTATTGATGAAGTGCCAAACTCATTTGTTGTTACATTACCAAAAGAATCTGTTAAACCGGTAAGTCTAACTAAATCAGTTGATAAAGCAGGGTTTTGGAATGTTAAAATATCTCCAGAAACTAAAGATTGTTCTAAACCAGAATCACCAATTAAAATAATAACTTGATCTTTAAATTGTGTGGATCCATTAACACTAGTAGTAATTTGGTTTATTCCACTGAAATATTTATCCCTTAAATTAAATGAATTTAATTTTTGTGACCAAGGTTCGGTAACTGGATACCCATATTCTGTTGGTCCACTAGAACAACTACTATCTTTCGTCTTAAACGACCTGGATCCTCGTCTATACGAAACGTTAGGGTCGTCAACACCAGAAAACATTTGATAATAATTTTTATTTGCGTCTGCAATTATTTGGGCATCACAATTTGCTTGTTGTAATTTATTTAAATAAGGGTTCCTATTAAAGTTTGATGTGTTTCTACCACAAGAAAAATTAGATGAAGTGTTTGTGTTTGCTAATTGAGAAAGACTTGTTTCACCACCATCATTTAATGATGATGAGTTTATTTCATCAAAATCTGCAGGTCTATCTTCACAAGGACAAGCGTCACAGTCTGGGTATGAAATCATTGGTAATGCAATTCTTGAAAACCCTTTTTTTGCTATTAATCTTGGTGTAATAAATGCTAAAAAAAATGCAATTAACGCAATATATAAAGTTCCGGCGATAACTTGTGGTATTACAATTCCTAATGCGGGAAATGATGCTGCGGCAGTTCCAAAAGCCTGAAAAGCCATATACCCAAGTAAAAGTGGTATACCAATAATTAATAACCACTTAAATATTGGCCATATTGCCGCAATAAAATGTGCTAATGTTATTAAAATTATTAATGGAAATTTTAATACAAATAACAATATACTAACAACAAACTCAATAAAATCAAAATTTCTCTGTAAATCATTTACAGGGAATTTATTATTTTCACTTTGACACGCTCTATTTGTTATTTCTTTAATTCCAAGATGTCTTGATCTTCCTTTACCGTTTTTATACCTATCAATAAATGAACTAATAGTATAAACTTTATTGTAATTAAATTGGTAAAATGTGTCATTACAGTCAATTGCAGATTGTTTATCAACATAATCATCCCAATCTAAACTAAAAGAATATGATCTTAAAACATCAAAATAATCTTGTGGGAATATTGTATAATTTATTGTTTGAGGTTGTGTGTCGTCAATTGGGTTTGATACAATTTGTAAAATATCACCGATCGTAACTGGAATAACAGATGGGTCACCATAATATGGTATACCATTAATAACAACAGAATAATTTTGTGAATTAATACTATCTTCAAATAATATACCACCAGTTTGTGTTATTGTTGTTGTTCCAGTTAAGTTACCAACAGGTATTGTTATTACTAATGGTGATGTTGATGATGGATCAAAAGGATCAGTACTTGATGATGTCCAACCATGTTCTTTAATATTTGGAACTAAAAAATTCCCTCTTAAAAAATCATTTTGTAATCCTTTTTCGTTTTGCCATTTAACTTTAAATCTATATTTTCCTTTTGTTGGTATTCCTTTGGTTGGGTCATTTGAAATTACTTGTTGTCCAAATTCATTTGTAACAACATAATCAATATTCATTGGGACATTAATTAACCATGTTCCGTTATCATCAATTACTTTACCATCCTCTTCTAATTTAAACTCCTCTAAAATTGGGTCTCCGTTGTTGTCAGCAAATATTGTTTGTCTAATCGCTAAAATTTGTCCAGGTCCTGCAATTAAATCACACATATTACCAGTGTCATTTTTTGGTTTACAATTTCTTTTTACCGAATCTTCATTTGTTGTTGAAACAACAGATCCCATAAAAACAGCATTTGGTTCTATTTTGATTCCGGAATCTTGTGTTAAATCAAAATCAGCTCTTACAATACCAATTTGACAAATATCTTCTTCACCCCATAATGGTGATATCTCAATTGTTTTATTTAATGTTTTTACTTGTGGAAGTTCATTAAGATTTGTTGAGGTTTTAAATTTATTTCCATCAACTTGTGATGCTGTTGCAAGACCTGCTTGTATTAAGTCTTGAGGTGACAATGAAAAACATCCAATGTCTGATAAATCAACATCCATTACAAGAGTTTGTGTTCCGGTTGGTGCACCAAATATCATGTAGTCACCACTCTCATTTGTCTTTACTGTGTATTTATAATACTTGTCATATACTTCAATATACGATTGGTCTAATAGAACTTGATCTCTATTTGGAAAAGTTCCGGTTGCTGAATGATTTGTGTAAGACGGATCTTGTGGTAGTAAATTATACCTATAACCTTCTTCATTAACATCTGATAATGTCTTATACGGATATAATTCTGATATTATTGGGTTTGTTTCGTCTTCACTTGTTAAAGGGATAAAGATTGAGACTTTTGCATTTGGTACTCCAAATCCACCATTAACAACAACTCTACCTATAATAACACCGTAATCGGCACAAATTCTGGTATAAATTTCACTTTGGTTTATTTTAAGTGAAAGTATTTCAAGTTGTTCAAAATCCTGTTCAAGTTTAACATTAATGAACTTATCTTGTCCTACTTGTGTTCTTATTCTATATGATTTGGGCATTAAATTTAACTTTTTTGATAAATAGTTTATTTCCTATTTTCAAAAAATAATCTTTATTTTGAATAAATAAATTATTAGGTAAAAGTTACCGTTTTTAAATTGATAACCCTAACATTAATATCCTTGTTTGGATATCTAATTTGGTATATTTGTGTTGGTTCTGCAAATATTGTATCAGCAATTAATTCAATTTGTTTTGTATTTGAATTTGAATATTTTTGTGAGGTTTGATTTGATGAGTATTGACCACCAACTCTATTAAAGAATCTCATATCTGAAATACTAATAACGCCATTTTCGTTTTGTATTAATCTTCTTAATTCGGAAACATTTACATTTTGACCTAGTTGTCTTGTATTTGGACTAAAATAGGTATTAACAATATCAATTATTTTAGACACAATTGCTCCGGAATTTTGTGTTGCGTCTAACACAACATCAACATCAACGGCTAAATCAATTGGGTTTGCACTTTCAATAGAAATATAATCATTTATCATTCTATAATTTGAGAGGTAATTTGCAACATTGTTTTTAAGTGTTGATGAAATTGTATCAGTTAAGGTTCCGTTTGAATCATAAGATAGCATCTTAATTTTTATCTTATTATTTTCTTCAGTAATCGTAACTTTTGCCGGTGCCCCAAACTGTGATGGCATATTTCTTATAATTGATTCATAATCATTTATTGTAACAGCTCTATTTTGTGCTGAAAAGTTAAATGAAACCATTTGTCTTACGTCTTCGGTTGTTGGTGCGTTTGCTCCACCAATTGCCGCTGTAACATTATTACATCTTAATGTATTCACAACAGATTTATTAACACTTTCCGAAGGTCCATTTACAAAGAATGACACAGTACCAATTTGTGTAATAACATTTGACCCAAGATTTGTTGCTTGTCCTCCACCTATTCTATATTGAATGAATAGTGTTGAGTTTGATTTTAAAGCAGCACCTAATGCTAAATTGTTTGAGTATTTGTTTAAATCAAAAGCGTTACCTGTTCTAGCAAATTCTCTTAATTGTTCTTCTGCTGATACGTTTCCACCACCAAAAGTCATCTTTAAATAACCTTCTGGTGTATATTCTGAAATAAATTTTGTGTTTGTTACAATGTATTTTCCAACTTTAATTCCTGGTTGGTCAGATACTTTTGTTGGGTCTTCAATAAAAACCCTATCTTCAGCCAAAGCCTTAACTTCGTACCATCTATTATCAAGACCCAAAAATTCTTGTGGTTCCGGAATTGTATTATATTGTGTTCCATCTTTTAATAAAACACTTGTTATACCCAAAACATTTTTTTCTGGTAAGAATAATTCAAAATAAGGTTTAACATCATTTGGTGTAATAACTCTTTTGAAAACTTTTGTTGTTCCATTAACAACAACTTCTCTTTTTGTTATTGTATAGTTTAATATTCTACCGTTTGAGTCAAAGTTTGGAATTTTTAACCTATTTGGTGATCCTTCAGCATTTATTGGTGACGCAAAATCAATATCATATACTGTTTCAAATGGTTGACCGGCACCCGATACTTGTGACCCTCTTCTTAAGATTCCACAATACCTTAAATCTTCTTTATCACCAAAAGCTGGAACCGTAATTGAGAAATCAACTAAAGCAACTGATGGTCTTTGTCCCGGTATTTTTAAACCATAGGTTCTTGCTATATTGTATATTGATGCTTTTTGTTGGGCAAACTGTAATACAGTTTCTTGGATACTTCTATCAATTTGAAATTGTAGGTTATCATTAACGGCAGCATTTAAGTCCATTAACACCGAAAAAACTCCAGCGTCATTAAAATTTTGAATAAGGTCAGGATAATAAGTTCTTGTGAAATTTATTAATTCAGTTCTTATTGTTTGAAAGTCCCTAGCTGTGTATGATATTTTCTTTTCTGCCATATATTATTAAATATTAATAATTACAAAATCACTACTTTCAAAAGCCTGATTTGTTGACCTATAATCAATTTTTATTTTTGCCGTATGTTCTTTTTCAGCAATACCTTGTACTGTAAATTCTCTTTGACCCTGACTATTAATAAAAGTTCCTTTATCTTCTTCACCTTCCGAAGCGTCAGTAATACTAATATTTGTTATTTGTATTCCGGGAATATATCTTTCAACACTATCTCTTATTTCGGCTTCAATATCCGAAAATGTTGGTCCGTCCAATGGTTCAAAAATATATTCATATAATCTTGTTCCAAAATCTGGTAAGAAATATCTGGTCCCCTTTCTTGTTAATAATAAATGAACAAGATCTGTTCTTATCTCTTCATCACTAGTGTCTGAAAGATCCAAATATCTACCCGTAAAAGATTCTCTAAAAGGAAAATTTATTCCATATGTAACCCCGTTTGCCATATCAAATAAATATAGGGATTAGTAAATTTATTTAAATAAAAAACCCTCTTTTTAGAGAGGGTTAAGTTTACAATTATTTTGAACTACAATAAGTTTTACAATCTCTATCAGAAAAAATTGGGTCATCTTGAACAATCTCATATGAAGTTGTATTACCATTTTTAGTTTTTGACTGGACATTAGAATCGTGAAAATAATAAGAAATACATTTATATGGACTTATATTTTGTTTTAAAATTAACTCTATACCATCAACTGAACAAACTGTTCCAAAAAAATTTTTTTTACTAGGTGTGTTTTCATCGTATATTGAAACGGAATCACCAACTTTTGGGGTTTGTTTATTATCTTCTTGTATAACTCGTATAACAATTCTTGTTAAATCCGATTCGGTTAATCTTATAATTTTTTTCATAATATTTTTTATTATAAATATTATTAAATAAAAAAAAATCCCTACTTTCGTAAGAATTCTTTTAAGTTCGTACTACCCTTTTCATATAAGGGTTCGTATGGACAATGTAAACATTTATTACCACAACATTTACCTCTTTTCATATGAAAAGATTCTGTCATTACAAAATTACCTAATTCGTTTTTGTAAAAGTCAGGTTCAGGAGATTTTTTTGTTGTCTCCTGAACATATAACTGTTGTATCCAATCTTTTGATGCGTTTACCGTCATTTTAGTTAGTTTTTCTTTGGTTATAAAACGCTAACAATACTTGATATGTTAGGGTTACATTGTTTCCCCATTGTGCTTTCATAATATTAAATATTTTCTTTTTTATTTTCAACAACTAATTTACATACATTATAAAATTCTTCGTAAGATAAGTCTCTCTTCATAATGTTAACGTTTTTATGAACCCAAACAACATTAGATTCTTCATAACCAATTTTACTGTCTATTCTTTCTAATGATGCAGAACCATCATCAAAATTTATAGGTAAGTTAGTGTAATAACATAAGCCATTTTGATTTTCATATTTATCTGACAATGTTTTTATATCTAAATTTACATTTATATTTCTATTTTTTGCCCCTCTAATAATCCTAGATAATTTTTTTCCTGGTACTTGACCATAACCTTTCCAAGCTGGATTCAATTCTTTAGGTCTAGATTGGTTACAAGATTTACAACCTCTACTTGTTTGTTTTAATAGTGTAAAGCAAGCAACATTGTATACATTTCCACATTCGCATCTACAAGAAATTTTTGCTTCACGGTCCATAATAATAGTACCATCAATTATTTCATATTTACCAAATTTTTGTCCTTTTTCAAACAAATTATGATATTTTGTTGTTCCTTTTTTTCCCATATTAATAAATATACCGAATAGTGAAAAAAAACAATTAAATCACTATTCGGTAATATTTTTTATTAAACTATCTCACATCCTGATGCACCACAAGCAATTTCGCCACTTAAGTTTGTATTATCTTGTAATTCAATTACTTTTGTTAAATCAACATTGGTTAGTGATTTTAATAATTTTTCATACTCTTCTTTTGAACAATCGGTAAAAGGTGCCTGAGTATAGGTATGGTTTGAATATGGCAAAACAGATAGTCCATTATAGAATTTTCTGTTTTTCCACATCCAATCTCCAACTAAATCCCATTCGTCTTCTTTAATTGAGATTGTTGCTGATACATTGTGTGTGTTTTGTCCTGTTCTATGTCCGTTTCTAATCCACTCTTGAGATACTTTTTTCACTCTTTCTAGTATTTGAAATACCGACTCGTATCGTAGAATTGATCCTTCTGGTGACATCTGTGGTATTGTGATTACCGCGGTATCGTGTGGTCTAAAAAACTCATCTTCAACAAGTTCTGGGTGATTTATTGTAAGATATGTATAAATTGCCTCATTTTTTCCAACACGGATTCTTCTTAAATAATAGTCATTATGCCAAGCGTGAATACCAGATGCCGTACCTAAAACCAATGATGATGTGCCAGATGGTTTTACAGTTGTTGTACGAGCAGCTTTGTTAATACCAATTAAATTTGCAACTCTTTCGTTTTCTTCTTTAACGGCTTGAGCTGCTGCTTTCATATCATAACCCAATACAACACCAGATCCGATTCCAGTCATTCCAATACCAATAAGTGCATCTTTTTCTGTTGTTCTTTTCCAAACATCTCTCAAGTAATGGAAGTCTGTATATCCTGCTTGTAGTGTTCCAATAAAGGCGGCACCTTTAACTCGTTTTTCAAAGTCTTCTTGTGAATCAATATCTGAAGCGTTCACTTCACATAGATTACAGAATTGGTATGGACGTAAACCGATTTCACAACAAGGATTTGTTCCCCAATCTTTATCGTTTGATAAATAAATCCCTGGTTCACCAGCACCTGATAATTCAATTCTTTTCCAAAGACCCATAAAGTATTCTTGTGTTACTTTATGTCTTAATAGAACTGCAGAATTGTTTGCTCTACCTCTTTGTGGGTTTGATTCCCACCAGTTTCCAGATTTACAAGAAATCATTTCATCATCATCAGCTGAAAATAATGAGATAAGTGCTGCTCTTCTGATTCCACCTGCTAATACCGCATCAGCAATATGACATACGATGTCGTGAGTTTCAATTGGTGTTAATTTATCACCATCGTTTTTGTTTTCCAACACCTTTGTAATGTTGTGAATACAATCTTTTAATGGTTGAGGTCCTGGTGCTTTTCCACCTGATGTTACAAGGTTTGCACCTTTTTGTCTAATATCTGAAAAATCAAATATTGGTGTTGATGCTTTGTTTCCAAAATAAGACTCCATTAATACTTTAATTGCATCAGCCCATCCTTCAATTGAATCACCAATAAGGTATCTTCTTGTTCTTGTTGGATTTGGTTTTTTAATTTCTG